TGCTGCGGCTCAGGCCGAAGCTGATGCGGCAGAACGCGATCTTGAGCGGGCAATCCAGAATGCGGACCCCAAGGCTCAGGCAGAAGCCCAGCGCCGAATTTCCAAGGCAGAAGCCAACATTGGCCGCCTAGAAGACGGAAAATATGAATTAGAACAAGCACTTGAGTCAGGTAAACGCAGTCAGGAACAGGTTGCAAAAAGACCTGAATCCGAGCCCGGCCAAGACGTTATTGACGCGATGCCAATTCCTGATCGTGGCAAGGAATGGCTTCGCGAGCATCCTGAATTTGCGACCGATCCGCGCAAGAATGCTTCGCTTCAGAAGGCGCATTGGGACGCCCTTGACCAAGGGCACAAGGCGTTTTCGACCGGGTATTTCCAAGCCATCGAGGAATTGGTCGGTATTTCAGAAAATAAAGCGGTGGATAACTCTGAAAGAGAAGTTGCTGTTTCCGAGCCAAGGAGGGCCCCAATCGTGAGCGCACCCGTCAGCCGTGAAGGCTCAGCCGGTTCTTCCCGGTCTCAGCCATCAAAGACCGTTCGCCTTACTGCGGCGCAAGCAGAGGCCGCAAAAATGGCTGGTATCAGCAACGCTGAATATGCCAAGCAACTTGATGCAATGAATCAGCTTAAGGCCAATGGCCACTATGGGGATCGGTAATGAGTGAAGAAATCAAACGTCCTGTCGGACGGCCAAGGAATCCTTTGATTGACCGTGAGCCCATGCGCGATGGTGCCACTAAGTCATTGAATATGAAGGCAAAACCGAATTGGGAAATTAACGAAGACGAAGAAATCAACGATTCCCCGGATCGGCTGGCAATCCCGCGTGAAATGGTCCCGGAAGGGATGGCGATGATGTGGGTGACCGACAGCGTGTTTGGACAGTCCGTCCCACAGCATCGTGCTGAATTTGAACGGCGCGGTTGGACCCCGGTTCATCAATCGGACTTTGAAGGTCAGTTTGATGGCAAATTCATGCCCAAGGGCCAAGAAGGCGAAATTAACGTCGATGGCCTTGTTTTGATGGTTCGCCCGGTGGAGATGAGCAAACGAGCGGAAACCCGAGATTTCCGCAAAGCGCGTGAACAGATTGAGATCAAAGAGCGGGCGTTGCGCGGCGGCGACATTCCGGGCGTCTCTCTGGACACCGCCCATCCTTCTGCTATAAGACAGAATAGAGTTAATCGGAACTTGGAAGCGATCCCGGTTCCCAAAGACTAGGGCCTCTGTATAGGGGTCCGGGCGAGCCGCCCAAAAGATATCCGTCGCGAGCCGTGATGGTTTCCGGTAGCTGACCAATTGTGGTCACTACAAGAGGAGAGCCCGTCATGGCTAATACGAATTCCCCGTTTGGCTTCCGTGCGTTCGGTCATCGCGATGGCTCTGCCCCGACGATGGGCCTTGAGCGCCGCTGGATTTATTCGAGCGACACCAACCCCTATTTCACTGGCGATCCGGTCTGCAATAGCTCCGTGACCTACGGCTACCTTCAGCCGTATGGCGGTAGCTCGCTGGCTCCGATTGTTGCCGGTATCTTTGCTGGTTGCGAATACTACAGCCCGGCGGTTGGCCGCGTTGTTTGGAATTCCAACTACCAGCCGGGCGCTGGCGCGGCTTCGTCGAGCCCCGTCTATGCGTACATCATTTCCGATCCGGAAATGCAGTTTATCGTGCAGGCTTCGTCTGCGGGCATCGGCTCCAGCCAAGTCGGCGTTAACTGCGCGGTTCTTGTTAACCAGTCGTCGCTTGGTAACACGGCAACTGGCATCTCGTATTGCACGATTGCTTCTTCTTACGGAAGCGTTTCGGGCTCCAGCTATCCGTTCCGCCTGATCGACGTTTACTCCAACTTTGCACCCCCGGGTGTCAACGGCACGGACAACTCTTCTGCCTACAACATCCTTGTCGTTGCGCCGAATAACTGGGATCGCAAGGCCCTGACCGGCGTATCCACCTGATAGGAGCCTGAACTATGCCCGTCGCACTTAGTCAAATCCGCGATTTGCTGCTCCCCGGTCTCTGGGGCATCAGCGGCAAATATCCGATGATCGAACGGCAATGGCCGAAGGTCTTCCGTCAGACGAACTCTGACATGGCCTTGGAACGCCGTGCGTCTATGCGCTACCTCGGCTTCGCTCAGTTGAAGCAGGAAGGTGCGCCGACCTCGTTCGATAACTCGGCTGGCCAGCGTTATGTGTATAACGCTGAACACCTTGAAATCGGTCTGGGTTACGCGATTACCCGCAAGGCCATCGACGACAACCTCTACAAGACCGAATTCGGCCCGTCGAACGATGGTCTTATGGAGTCGTTCAAGGAAACCGAAGAGCTTTACGCGGCAAACGTCTTCAACACCGGCACTACCTATAATGCGGCGGTGGGCGGCGACGGCGTTTCGCTCTTCAGCACCTCGCATCCGATTGACGGTTCGACCATCGCCAACCGCCCCACGGTTGACGTTGACCTCAACGAAACGTCGCTTCTTAACGCCCTCATCACTATCCGCTCGACTTGGCGCGATAACGCGGGTCTTAAGATTCATGCGCGTGGCCGCAAGACTCTGGTTCCGGCCCAGCTTGAGCCGATTGCGATTCGCCTGTTCCGCAGCGAACTTCGCCCCGGCACCGCAAACAACGATGTGAACGCAGTCCTCGGGATGAACGAATCCCTTAAGGAAGGCTTCATGGTGTGGGATTACCTCACCTCGTCGTATGCTTGGTTCGTTCTCACGAACCACGATGGCCTGATCTTCTTCAATCGTAAGCCATTCGAAATGGATATGAGCGTGGAGTTCACGACCGACAACCTGTTGGTCAAGGGCTACCAGCGTTATGTCCCTGCCTACTACGACTGGCGCGCGGTTTGGGGAACCTTCCCGACTGCTTAATTAGGGAGCCCATAAATGGCTATTACCGCACTTTCGGGCCCCATTGTAAGCTTTGGGCAAGCCCAGCAGACCTCGACCAGTAACGGTGTTACTGGTCAGGTCCAAGACTACAATGGGCAGCGCGGCCCCTCCCTGTTTGACCTTAGCTTCGGTCTTCTCGATCCTCGAGCGGCTTACTGCTATGAGCCGGGCGCGGATGTAACGACTGACGTTTATGGTTTCTACAGGGCTCAGGGTCTCGTTGACTTTGCCCCGTCCTCGGCCTCTTCAAACGCCTTCTGCGTTAGCTCCGCAACGCAGCCGGTTGCGAATACGGCCATTACGCTCACGCCTTCTTCGGCCAAGGGCACCTACCGCACGACTATCGTTGCTCCGGAAGACGGTCAGACCTATTCCGTTATTGCGATTGATAGCACGGCGGCTACGCTGCAATTCGGTCAGGATGGCACTGTTGCTATCTGGAACCCTGCGGCGGGCACTGGCCGCTGCATTTCGTTCTCCGGCTCGTCTTATGACGGCGGCACTTGGAGCATCGCGGGCCGTGATATGTACGGCTACAAGATCACCGAGAGTGTCGCGGCGTCTTCGTCTGGTGCGACAACGACTTCGAAGAAAGCCTTCAAGTATATTTCTTCGATTGTTGCGGCGACCACGATTGCCAGCACGGGTGTCAATATCGGTCTTAGCGACACCTACGGAATGCCGTTCTATGTGTCTGAATGGGGTCCGAACAACCTGACTATTGCTTGGTCCACGGGTTCGGGCAGCGGCTCCATTCTGGGTATTACGGCAACGCCGTCTTCGGCAACTCTTACTTTCGGCTCTACCGTCGCAACTCAGACTTCGACAACTCCTGACGTGTTTGGCACTTGGGTATCGACCGGCAATTTCGTTTCAAACGGAACGAACGTGCTTCAGATTGCCGCGGTCCCGACCGCCAACCAGTTGGCGAACATCAGCAACACAAGCGTCTCCGCGCTCTTTGGTGCGGTGCAATATAGCTCTGTCTAAGGAGATTCATCATGAAGCATCGTCATAAGATGGCTGCTGGCAGCAAAGCCAAGAAGAAGATGGATTACATGGAAGAGTCTCATGAAGTTGAGCATGAGGCTGGCCTCCGCAAGCACGGTGGCAAGGTTGCCCATCACAAGCGCGGTGGCAAGGCTGCTCACCACGAAAGCGGTGGCGCGATCCATGGTTCGAAGGCCCATCATCGTATGGACAAGCGGGCTCGCGGTGGTGCGGTGCACCAT